CATCAAAGAAAGCAGAGATTATGTCAGGTTTAATGAAGTTTGAAACAACAGAAGATTTTGGTAATTTGGTTGAAAAATGTTGGAAAGGATACATGATTCATCCAAAAAGAAAAACAAAAAAATTATTTGGTAAAACATATCCTAATTGTGTAAAGAAAGAAAATGTAAATCGTTTAACTGAAATGGATTACAGAGGATTTATTAAATACATGAATGATTTCTATGGGCCTAAAGGAGTTTATCCTGATAAAAAGAAAAGAACATTAGGACAAAAAGAAATCGGAATGGCATACTCAGTATTATTAAAGAAGAAACCAAACTTTGAAATCGGATTTGATTCTACTGATAGAGAGATGTTGAGAGATATTTTAATCAAGTTAAGAAAACTTGACCCAGATTATTCAAAGAAAGAATCAATAGATGCTGTTCTTACATTCGGTGAGGCCGTAGATAAGAAACAAGGTGCAGAAATATTAAATCAATTAGGTGGTAATAGATTTATTATGATGACAGGAGCAAAACACTTTGGTGTAGGTAAAGAGGGATTAAGTTTTAAGATTGGTAGAAACTCTAAACAAGTAAATCATATTAAAATAGATTACGATAGAGGTAGAGATTTATACAATATTAAGTTTGATTGGGTTACTAAAAGAGGAATCAAAAACAAGAAAACACTAAAAGGTGTTTATGCAGACCAATTACAAAAGGTGTTTACAATGCACACAGGTATGTATACAAGCTTATAGGAATAATGATGATTAAATTAACAGACATAATAAAAGAATCAAAAGTTTCTTACTTAACAGAAAACTTTAAAAGTTCAATATTAAGAAAACTTTCTATGGGTAATAATAACTCATTGGATAGAGATTTATACACTTACTTGGCAAAACAAGGTTTAAGAGCAAGTGAAATTGAAGATAATCATATTGAAAAAGTAACTAAATTACCGAGAAAAGGTGTTGCGATTGCAGTTACAAGTAAACCTGCAACACTAAGAGCAAAAGGTAATAGATATTGGGAACGAGATGTTGAGTTAGAAAAAGGAACAATCGTTACCGTATTCAAAGATGGTAAAACCCTTTGGTATACAAAGTCTTGGAGAAACAAAGATATTTCAGTTGGTAATCCTACAAGTTGGGGTTCTGAAGATTATAGAACATTTGGTTTAAATAAATATGGATGGCAAAGTCCTAAGGCAGTAAGAGGAATACCTGGTATTCAATATTATCATATTAAACTTGAAGAAGATTTACCATTTATGGGTGGTGATAAAATCAGAAAGTTAAGACAAGATATACAGGCTGGTTCATTTAGATTTAGAGATGATAAATCTTTCAAAGATGAAAACAAAAGAAGATATGAAGATGCCATCAGAGATTTATATGATGACCCTGAAAAAGTTCAGGCAAAAATCAAAAAGACAAAAGATTATAGTGATAAATTAATACAAGGTTTGATTGGTGGTAAACCAAATGCAGAATCTAAAAAACTTATGTCACAACAAAATTCTAAAGATATGACTGATGAAATGAAAGCGATGGCCGTATTAAAAGATATTGCAGATGGAATGGATAGATTCTATGATAAAGTTCGTTATTATCAACAAGCATTAGAGGAAGATGAACGAATGAAGAAAAAGTTTCCAGATAATCAATATATGGGTAAAGAAGCTTCTAAGTATGGTAAAGAGATTGCTGCAGTATCTAATTTAATCATCCAAGGAAAATTCAGAGGATATTTCTAATGATTAAGTTAAAAGATTTAATAAAAGAAGAAGAGTGTCATTGTGGGGATTCCTGTTGTTCTACTAAAGAACAAGTGAACGAGGAAGTGATAACTGAAAAGAAAGTTGAACTTTATTTCAGAGATGAATTAAAAGATAAACCAATTTCAAGAGGAGCTTACTCAGAAATAAATGGACAAATGAGACACTTAGAGTTCGGTATAAAAGATTTGAAAAAAAGTGTTAGAACACAAAATGATAAATTAACACTTGATAATATTCAATACATTATATTGAAGGCGTTTCAAATGAAAGAAATTTTAGAGAAGAAATAATGATTAAATTAAAAAACATATTACAAGAAAAGAAAGAAGTTAAACAAGTAGACATTGATAAACTTGCGAAACTAACCGATAGAAACGCACATACTTCAGCTAGAAGATATCTTGCTAAGTTAATCGGTCATAAAAAATTGGTAAAAATGTATGACCATATTAGTGAATTACATCTTTATTTTAATGATATTAATGATATAAAAGATGCGAGAGCTAGATTAGATAAAGAATTATTTGATAAAGCAAAAAGACAATTTAGTAATTTTAAAGATGTATATGGAGCGTTTTAATGAGTAGTATGACACCAAGAATGTGGGCAAAATGGAAGGACTATCGTTTATATGAAAGTCCAGATGATTTAATTGAATTATTTGAAATGTTAGAAGAACAAGATTATGTTCCAGGTTCAATGTCAGGTGGTGGTATGAAAAATATTCCCACAATGGGATACTCAACACCTGAAGCAAAAAAGATGGTTGAAAAAGATATTCAGGTAATGGGTAAGATTTTCAATAAGGCATCTCAACAATCTATCAAAATGATGTTGAGTGGTGTAAAGGCAGGTAAATATGATGCGATGGACTTAATACAAGGTATCAAAGGTGGTAAAGCAGGTGATACAAGTATGGGAGTTGCAGATATGTTAAGAGTATTATGGAACAAAGTAGACAAACGATTTCGTAGTTATTTGCGTGGTAAAAAACGAAGATAATGATATTTATTAAGGTATAAGGAGATACAACAATGGCAAAATTAAAAGATTTAATAGAAGAAAATTTTTCACTTGTTGGTGGTATGGTATCAACACCATCTATCAATCAAGATGGAATTTCACTTTCTTCATTAGTAGAAGACCAATATGGTGAAACAACAGAAGAAAGAGTTGATGCAAAACAAGTAATGGAAGCACTTTCTCAGTATAACGAAATTGGTAAACAACTATACATGAAAGATGATTTAAGAGAGACTGCAGAAAAGTTATCTCAAATCGCACAATTAACTAAAACTCATACTTTAAGTGAAACTGAAGATTGGTTTGATAAGGTTACCGTAAATCGTAACATGAAAGAACTAACAAACTTTTCAAAACAATTTGGGAAGATTTCAACTGAAGCACAAGCAGTTCGTGAAAGACTTGCAACTTTATATGAAGATATGGGTAATATTTTAAATCGTTATTACGATATACCAGAAGTTGAAAAACATGATTCAGAGGGTGTTGTATCTGAAAAAGATGGAGAATACGAAAAGTTTTTCCAAGGTGCATTAAAGAAATTTGGTGTAAGTTCACCAGATGAATTAGGTGATGACGAAAAGAAAAAGAAATTCTTTAATTATGTGGATGCAAACTATAAAGCAAAAAACGAAAAAGACTAAGTGAGGTTCAATTGATAAAAGTTACAATTCGTAAAGGTCAAAGTGTAGAGAAGGCACTTAAAATCTTCAAAAAAAGAGTAAAAGAAAGTGGAATGATGTTAGAGTTAAAAGATAGAAGTTTCTATCGTAAACCATCTGATATCAAAAGAGAGAAAAAGAAGAAGGCCATTTTAAGAAATTACTACAAGACTTTAAAAGAAAAAGATTAAAATAAATACACACTTTGTGTGATTTTTTATACCTTTCTTGATATTTATTAGAAATAAAATACACTATCGTGCACATCGCACATCATATAGTGTCACCAATTTAATTCAATTATAGTTCCCAATAACTATATTAATTCCGTGGAGAATACAAAATGGATGATTTACTAAAAGAAGCTATCGCTGATGCAAAAGCCGTTCGTGAAACAGCTCTTGCAAATGCAAAGATAGCCCTTGAAGAAGCATTTACACCACGATTGAAATCTATGCTTTCTCGTAAGATTGAAGCTGAACTTTCTAATGAAGAAGAATCTGAAGATGATGAAATTGCAGATGATGAAACATCACATGATGATGTTGCTGACGCTGACATGGCAGATGATGAAACTTCACACAATGAAGGTGAAGGTAATGACGAAGAACCTGTTGACGATGAAATGCACTCTGAAGAAGAGGGCGATGAAAACGAACCAGCAGATGATGAAGTCGCTTACGAAGGTGAAGATGAAGATGATAAACCAGCAGACGATGAAGTCGCATATGAGGGTGAGGACGAAGATGACGACCTTGACCTTGAGGCTGTATTGGCTGAGTTGGAATCTGAACTAAAAGAAGAAGAAGAAGACGAAGACAAAGTGGACGAGTCCGAAGAAATTGAAGAATCTGAAGAAGTAACTGAAGATGACGCAGTTGAAGAGGGTGAGGAAATTGAAGAAAACGATGTATCTTCTGATATCGGAAAATCAGATAATAAACAACCAGGTAAAGCTGGAGACTCTTCAGACATTGGAAACGCAGATAAAGCAAAACATACTGAATCTATTGATGAAGTTGACGACAAAGATGATGAAGTTGACGAAGACATTGATTTAGAAGAAGTATTAAAAGCTCTTTCTGAAGAAGAAGATGACGAAGAAAAAGTGGATGAAGTTAATGCACTTCAAAACGAATTGAAAGAACACAGAGATGTTGTAAAATATCTTCGTGGAAAATTAAATGAAGTTAACTTATTAAACGCAAAACTATTGTTCTCAAACAAATTGTTTAGAGCGTTTGGTTTAAGTAACGAACAGAAATTAAAAGTTGTTGAAACTTTTGATAGAACTAAAAACCTAAGAGAAATCAAGTTAGTTTACTCTACACTTGCTGAATCTTTCCAAAATAGAAAACCTATTAAGGAATCTAAAGGTTCAAGTTCAAAGGCCGTTGCTTCAACTAAACCAACAAACGATGAAGTTTTAACTGAAGGACATGAGTTAAAGAATCGTTTTAAAAAGTTAGCAAACATACTTTAATCGGGAGACTAAAAAAATGAGTGACAAATTTAAATCAGTAGAGTCTTTAATGGATGGATATAATCCACAGAGACAACTACTTGAACAAACTCGTAAATTAGTCAAGAAATGGGAACCAACAGGTCTTTTAGAAGGCCTTGAACAAGACCATAAAGTAAATGGAATGGCCGTACTTCTTGAAAATCAGGCTCGTCAATTAATTGATGAGGCTTCAAGAACTGGTACATCTGCAAACTCAGAAGAGTGGTCAGGTGTTGCACTTCCATTAGTAAGAAGAATCTTTGGTGAATTAGCTGCACAAGAATTTGTGTCAGTTCAACCAATGAATCTACCTTCTGGTCTTATTTTCTATCTTGACTTTAAATATGGTACAGCCCAAACCGACGCACATACAAACAACTCAGATGTATTTGGTAATACTTCAGGGTCTAATGTAGATGCATCTGGTGGTCTCTATGGTGCAGGTAAGTTCGGATACTCTATTAACGATGTATCTACTGCCGCACTTGCAGGACATGCTAGTACCGCAAATTCAACTCAGTTCATCAGTTCATCTGTGAGCTGGTCTGATGTTGACTTTGAACCAGACCTAAGTTCTTCAGTTGCAACTGGTGTTGCTGCTGATAATGGTCTTGTAAAACTTACAACTGCTGTAGCTTCATATTCAAACCCAGATTTTGATGGTGTAAGAGCCTTCTCAATTAGTGGTTCTGGATATGATGAGTTTTTCCCAGCATACACTTCATACGACTCAGCGAATTCACAGATTTCGTTTATCGTAAGAAAAGATATTGCTGGTGCTCCAACAACTGCAGTTGTTAAATACCACAAAGTTTCTGCTACTAACTATGACAGAACAGACTTTGAGGCAACATCAGCTCAAATAGACGCAAATCCAGAAGGTGATATTGATATCCCTGAATTAGACATTGCGTTAAAGAGCATACCAATCATTGCGAAAACTCGTAAGTTAAAAGCAGTCTGGACTCCAGAACTTGCTCAAGACTTAAATGCATACCATTCAGTTGATGCTGAAGCTGAGTTAACTGCTCTACTTTCTGAGTACATTTCTATGGAAATTGACTTAGAAATCTTAGACATGTTGATGGCTAATGCTTCTGCAAAAACAGAAAGATGGTCAGCTAGAGTTGGATATGAATTTGATTCAACTACTTCATTGTTTGCACAATCAAGTGGTGAGTCTAACGCATACACTAAAGGTACTTGGTTCCAAACACTTGGAAACAAAATACAAGCTGTATCTAACGCAATCCACCAGAAAACTCTAAGAGGTGGTGCTAATTTCATCGTGGTTTCACCTGAAACAGCAACTATCATAGAGTCAATTCCTGGATATGCAGCAGACACAGATGGTGATGCAAGTTCAAACAAGTTTGCAATGGGTGTACAAAAAGTCGGTGCATTGAACAACAGATATACCGTTTATAAGAACCCTTACATGTTAGAAAACAACATTCTTGTTGGTTTCCGTGGAAGTAACTTCTTAGAAACAGGTGCTGTATATGCTCCATATGTACCGTTAATCATGACACCATTGGTTTACGACCCTAAAAACTTCACACCTCGTAAAGGCGTGATGACAAGATATGCTAAGAAAATCGTTAGAAGCGAATTCTATGGTAAGGTCGTAGTTGCTGATGTAAACTATGTCTAATAGTTAATAGTGTTTTATTAACTTAGATTGATACTAAAGAGGGTGGTGATTTTTTCATCACCCTTTTTTGTGCGTATTGATATTTATTAGTGTAATATTACATCTATAGGAGAATTTTAATGGCTCAAGAAGCAATATGGCCAGGTAGTGGTTCGGCAGTATCAAGTTCTACACCTTTTGGTTTTTATGATAATGACACAGACTTCCAATCGGAGGCACCACAATTTGCAAGTTGGTGTGCAAAACGATTAGGATATCCAATAACTGCGATTGAGTTACAAGACACACAATTTTATGCATGTTTTGAAGAAGCAGTAACAGAATATAGTGCACAAGTCAATCAATTTAACATTCGTGACAACTTACTCAGTCTAAGAGGACAGGCAACAAGTTCAAATTACACACACAAGAGAGTAAAATCAACTTTAAGTGAAAATATCTTTATTTCAGAAGAATATGGACAAGAAGCACAAGTAGGTGGTTCGGTAGATTTCAAAAGAACTGCAGTTTCAGTCAATTCAGGTAGTCAAGTTTATGATTTGAATGAAGTAATAGGTGAGGCAAGTCATAGTGGAGCAGCGATTGAAGTAAAAAGAGTATTTTATGAGTCATCACCTGCAGTATCAAGATATTTTGACCCATATGCAATGACAGGATTCGGAACAATGAATATGTTAGATGGATTTGGATTTGGAAGTATGTCACCTGCAATTACATTCGTTTTACAACCAATATATGCAGATTTATTAAGAATACAAGCAATTGAGTTCAATGACCAAATCAGAAAGTCAGGATATTCATTTGAAATTCGTAATAATCAAATGAGAGTATTTCCAGTACCACAAGATAGTGGTTCACTATGGGTTGAGTATGTATTGACAGATGAAAGAGACAATCCAACAAGAACTCGTTATAGTGGTTCTGCAGATGTAGTATCTGATTACTCAAATGTCAGATATGATAACATGGAGTACAATAAAATTAATGATGTGGGTAAACAATGGATTCGTAAGTATGGATATTCATTATCAAAAGAATTATTAGGAATGATTCGTAGTAAATATGGAAGTATTCCTATTCCTAACTCTGAAGTTTCACTTGATGGTGATACTCTGAGAGCAGAAGCAACTGCAGAAAAAGAAGTTTTAATGGAACAATTAAGAGAAACACTTGAACAAACAAGTCGTAGGGCATTATTAGAAGCACAGAAGGAAGAATCTGAATCACAACAAGAAACCTTGAAAAAGGTGCCTTATCCCTTGTATATAGGATAACCAAATGCCAAGTAGATATTACCCAAAAAGGGATATGGACATTATTGATAGGTTCAATCGTGAACTTGTTGGTGACCCAAAAAAAGATAAATGTGGAATCATAGACCAAGTAGTTTATGTATACAGAGTATCTGCCGAGGACACTGCAACAAATATGTATGGTGAATCATCAAGTGGTAAAGTATTTAAACCAGGTGTAAAGTTAAATTGTATTATAGATGCAGAAGATTTAAATTTTGAAACAGATGACTTTGGGCCAGATAATAGACAAAATGCGACATTTGCATTCCAACGAGATTACTTAGTAGAGATTAAGTTTAGACCTGATATTGGTGATATTATAAGTTGGAACGAAGGATATTTTGAAATTAGTAGTTTTAATGAGAATCAGTTAATAGGTGGTGATTACAATAGGAATTTCTCAATAGTTGCACAGGCACACTTAGTAAGATTACCAACCTTAAACATAGAAGAGTTTAGAAGTATATAATGGCAAGAAATAAACCAATACCAAGAAGTCAAAGACCAGGTGTCAAGGCCTATAATAGAGGTGCAGAAGTAAGTCGTAGTTCACCTAATGCAAAAGATACCGTAAAGAATATATCAGTTGGTATTATGGACATGGATAGTGCAATTATGTACTATTTTAACGAAGTCATTCAACCATCCGTAATTGAAAATAAAGAAACCGTAAAAGTCCCATGTTTATATGCATCACCAGAACGATGGGTAAGTATTCAGAAACAAGGATTTTTAAGAGACAAAAAAAGACAGGCAATCGTTCCTTTAATCGTATTTAAACGAACAGGTATTGAAAAAAATGAAAATATACCTGTAGATAAATTAGATGCAAACAATCCAAATCACTTCTACACTTTTGAACAAAAGTATACACAACAACAGAGGTACGATAGGTTTTCTGTACAACAAGGATTGTTTCACAACAAAGAATTACACAATGTAGTTATACCTGATTATGTAACACTATCATACGAGTTTACCATTTGGACTTCATACATAGAACAAATGAATCGTATAGTTGAAAAAATTAATTATTCTGATGGTGCATATTGGGGTGAACCTGGTAAGATGAGATTCAGAACAACCATTGAAAACTTTGCAGATGCAACCGAAATGGATACTGAAAGATTAATAAAGACTACATTTAGTGTTCAAATGTATGGATACATCATACCTGAATCATTTAACAAGTATATCACTACTAAAAAATATTTAACACCAAAACAAATCATATTAAAAGATGATGTAGATGTTCAGTTGGCAAGTTTAATTAAACCTGAAGCTGGTGTTCAAAGTATTACGGTATCACAAGCCAACAAAGTCTCATCTGCAAAAACAACATTAACAAATGCACTAACACTAACAGGTGGAACTGGTGTTACAATGACAGGAGTTACTAACTTTACTGGTGAGAATGCAGCACTTGGAACCATATCAATTGGTCAAGATGTTGGTACTACATCTAATGTAGTATTTAATGATGTTTCCGCATCAAGTGCAATCCATGTTGGTGAAACATCATTCACTATATCTCAAAGAGCAGATGGAACTGCACAAGTTGATAAAGATTGGCATGTAAAGGGTAATATTTTTGCAGAGAACTATATAGTAAGTTCATCTGTTATGCACTATACTCAAAGTTTTGCAAATGGTGATAATGTTTTTGGTGATACCATAACCGATAATCAAAGATTTACAGGTTCAGTAGATATAACTGGTAGTTTAACATTGAATGGTAGTAGTATAACTGCTGGTGGTTCAGAAGTATCTACTTTTGATACATATATTAGAAAATCTTTTGTAAAGAAAGCAAACTCAATATCAAGTGATACTGCAAGTTTTTCAGCAGTTACCGCATCTGCTCCAAGTGGATTAACAGCGACATCTGAAAATGACTTTGTATTCTTTATCAATGGACAATATATGGAACATGATGCACTATCAGTTTACCAAAAGAATGGTAGTACATTTGAATTACATATTGATACATCTTCTATTGGTTATAATTTAGAAAGTGATGACGAAATAATTGCCCAAGGTAAATTTAATTCATAAATCCCACCTTTCTTTTACCATTTTTTGATATTTATAAGTATGAGAAAAAGACATTGGAAAAATAGGAAAAATAGACCATGTCCTGATTGTGGGAAGATGTTAACCTACACAAGAAAGGATTCATTTGATAGAGCAGTTGGTAATAATAGTGTTTGTAAATCATGTGCTCAATCAGACAGAACATTAACTATGGATACTATTGAGAAGATGAAACAACCAAAATCTACCCAACATAAAAAGAAGATTTCAAAATCTATAACAAATTGGTGGGAAGAAAGAAAAGATGAGAGACAATGGCAAACATTAAATCCAAACAACTAAGTAGTTTATTAAATGTACCTACGGCAAGTTTTGATATAGTAAGTGGTTCTTTGGTACCAGATGCAGCCAACACTTATGATTTAGGTTCATCACAATTACCATGGAGAGAACTATATATTTTATCAAGTTCAATAAACTTTAATAATTCAAGTAACCAATCAGTTGGTAAGTTGGCAGTTGATACTGAGGGTTTACAATTAGAAGTTGGTTTACCAGATAATAGAATTAGACAAAAAATTAAGGTTGATAAAACAGGAATTAAAGTTGAATCATCAGATGGTTCATTGAGTGTTTATAGTGGTTCAACATTTTTTGGAGAACCATCATCATCAAATGATTTGATGGTATTAAAGAATTCAGGTGGTAACACTATGTTTAAAGTAGACAATAGTGGAACCGTAGTATTGGGTACAAATTCACCATTACCAACAGCTCAAGAAGGAGCTATTGCATATAGTGGAAGTAATTTTTATCTTGGTTTTACAACATAATGATATTTATATTTAATACAGAGTATATATACTCTAACAAGGAGAAATAAAATGGCAAGTTGGAAAAAAGTAATAGTAAGTGGTTCAGCTGCAGAACTAGCTTCTTTGACTTTAACTACTGCATTACCAGTCGCACAGGGTGGTATTGGTGCGTCAAGTTTGGCGGACAAAGCAGTATTAATATCACAAGATAGTGGAACTGATGCAGTTGGTACACTTGCCTTAACAACAAATGGGAGTATCATCGTTGGTGGTACTAATGGCCCGGCAGTTGAAGCAGCATCAGATGTTGCAGGAACTGGTCTTACTGCGACGACAGGAGATGGAACATTAGTAATCAATGTAGATGCTGCTCAAACACAAATAACAGATGTTGGAACATTAGATGAAGGAGCTATATCAAGTGGCTTTGGTAACATTGATAATGGAACTTCAACACTTAACACAGGTAATGCAACCGTAGATACATTAATTAATGATTCTGCAGTCGCATCATCTCATATTACTGGTTCATTTACTGGTTCATTTGTTGGAGATGGAACAGGACTAACAGGAACAGGTTTAGATATTGATGGATTAAGTGCAGGAACTTCAATTCATCAATCTGAAGACCATTTAGTGTTTTCAGATAATGGAACTGAAAAGAAAATTACATTTAGTAACTTTGAAGATGCAATCTTTGGAAATGTAAGTGGTGATGCAACAATCGCTGCAGGTGGTGGATTAACAATTGCAAATGATTCAGTAGACAACAATATGTTAGCAAATATGACTCGTGGTACTATTAAAGTTGGTGGTGGTTCAAATGCTCCTACTGATTTAGATGCTAAAACAAGTGGTCAAATATTAGTTGGTGATGGAACAGACATCTCATCAGTCGCAGTTAGTGGTGATGTAACATTGGCAGCAAATGGTGCTGTGACAATCGCAGCAAACTCAGTTGAAGGAACAATGTTAAACACAAATGCAGCAGATACTTCAACGATTGAGTTATCAAGTGACACATTATCAGTATTGAAAGTTCCAAATTCAATCACCGTAGATGATACTACTATTAAATTGAATAGTGGAACTACATATGATGGAAGTGGGGCAAAAACAATATCTGCAAAGACCGCAGCAATCTCAAATGGTGGGACTGGACTTGCAACCGCAGACCAAATCCATACATTCTACACTGCAGGTGGTAGTAATTTAGCAACTGCATTGAATACTGATTTAGGTGGAGATTTCACAATCGGTAACCAATCAAGTGATACTGCTACATTTAGTGGTGCTGTTATTGTTGATGGTAACCTAACTATTAAAGGTACACAAACTTCACAAAATGTAACAAACTTATTAGTTGAGGATAAATTCATCCTACTAAATAGTGGTTCTGCAAGTGGAGATGGTGGTATCGTAGTTCAGACTCATAGTGGATATAGTGGTAGTGCATTATTCTATGACGATAGTGCATCTCGTTGGGGATTAACAAAAGCTGATGATACTGCACAAAGTGCAACAAGTGCAACACCAAGACAATACATTGTTTCGGTAAGTGGTTCAACCGTACCACCCGCACATGGAAGTAATCCACAAGATTTTGGTGGAGCAGCAGGTAACAGAATAGGTATGATGCATATAGAGACAGATACAGGAGATATCTATATTTGGTCATAAAAACAATAAAGGTTTATAATGGGAATAGTTAAAAATCAAAAGACGGGAGTAAAAAAAGATACTCTCGTCTTTTCAAAGAAAGAAATTGAATTTCTTTTATTCTTAATTCAAGAAGGAATGATACCTGGTAAGAGATTATCAGAGGCAGTCCAAGTAGTTGAGAAACTACAACGAGAGTATAGTAAAGTAATTAATCAATAACTTATTGGCCTTGATATGGCAATCAAGGAAGTGGGCTCAACGAGTAACCAACCATAAGGAGAACGAATAAATGCCAAATTGGAAAAAATTAATCACAAGTGGAAGTGCAGCTTCCCTTTCAAGTATCACTACATCTGGTGATGTAACCTCTGGTGGAATATTAACAATATCAGACTCAACACCAACATTAAATTTCTACGATACTGATGATTCAGCAATTAGAGGATTTATTCAATGGGACGGAACATCAGGAGTAATAGACTCGGATTCAACACTAACTTTACGAGCAAACAATACAGCTGGTGCAAGAATAGAATTAACAAACGCAAATGGTATTACAAAATTTTATAGTGGTGGAACTGCTTACGCACAACTTGATGGTGGTGGAACAGATTTAGAATTAAAAAGTTTAGTGTCTAATGCAACATTTACTCTACGAGGAAATGATGGTGGTAGTGAAATTGATATGTTGGCATTTGATGTAGCCGGTGGTGGAAACGCACAATTCTTAGGAAATATATCAGGTTCAACAATTAGAGCGAGTGGAGATGTTATTGCATTTAATTCATCAGATGAAAGATATAAAGATAATATACAACCAATATCAGAACCATTATGGAAATTAAATCAAATAGGTGGTTATACATTTGATTGGAATGATAAACAAGATACATACGAAGGACATGATGTTGGAGTTATTGCACAAGAAGTTCACAAAGTTTTACCTGAAGTAGTAGGTGAAAAGAGTGATGGTTATTTAGGTGTTAAATATGAAAAGATTGTACCACTTTTAATAGAAAGTGTCAAAGAATTAACCAAAAAAACCAAAAAATTAGAACGAGAATTAAAAAAATTAAAGAGAAAATAACCATTTTGGGATTTCAAATTAATATTTATATATAAACTTAAAAGGAGTTATAATAATGGCGAAAGAAATTAAATTTACTGAAGAAGAATTAAAATCTTTGAGAGACTTAAGAGACAATTATGCTACTACTCAACTATCTTTAGGTCAGTTAGAAGTTCAAAGAATGTTGTTAGACCAACAACAAGAAAGACTTCATGACCAAAAGTTAGAGTTAGAAGCACAATATATAGAAATTCAAAAAACAGAATCTTCCTTAGTAAATTCGTTAAATGAAAAATATGGGCCAGGTAACCTTGACCCAGAAACAGGTGTTTTTACACCAACCGAAAATAAATAAGATTACTTAATAGTAATCACAAGGGAGAAAACAAATGGCAGAAAGAATCGTTAGTCCTGGTGTATTTACACGAGAAAAAGATTTATCATTCTTACCACAAGGGATTTCTGAAATAGGTGGAGCATTTATCGGGCCAACATCAAGAGGGCCTGCTTTTGTACCAACTACGGTAAGTAATTTCCAAGAGTTTGAAGATATGTTTGGTGGACTAAACAAATCTTACTACACACCTTACGCAGTTAGAGAATATCTAAAATCTGCAGGTTCTGTTACTATTGTTCGTGTTCTTGGATTAGGTGGATATACAAATGACTATGTAGCATTGACTATTAGTGGTTCAGGAGGTAATATCTCTGGTTCTACTTCTACAGACAATTATGTTGCAGCAGTATTGAAACCATCAAGAGGTGCATCAGACCCAGACTCATTTAGTTTGAATGGGCCAGCTAGTGCATCATTAACAGGAACATGGAGTGACGCAACACTTACATTAAGAGGAACTGCAATCAGTTTCAATTTTGATACAGGTTCAGCTCAGTATATTGATAAAGTGTTCAGTACAGACCCACAGAGTTCAGGAACTGCAGTCGCAAATAAAGTTTACTTATCAAGTAACTTTAAACATGTACAATCAAGTAATGGATTCGGAGCAGCAACTTTAATAGCTATTGCAAGTGGAAGTGATGATTTCACACATGATTACAAAGTTGCGACATCACCTTCCATACAATCACAATTAATCAATGGAGCAAGAACAGACTTATTTAAAGTTAACACTCGTTCACATGGTTCAAATGTAAATAGTCTTTACAAAATTGGTATATCCGATGTTAAAGAACCTACAGATGTTGCAGGTAGTGACTATGGTTCATTTACCTTAAGTGTTCAAGTGAACAATCCAGGTGAAAGTGATGATGGAACAATCTTAGAAAGTTTCCAAAATCTAAATTTTGATGAGGATTCAGTAAACTACCTACCAAGAGCAATTGGTGATAGATATGTAACAATTGATTCACAAGGTAAATTAACCTATAATGGTGATTATCCAAATAAATCAAAATACATATATGTTTCTGATTTCGGAAATCTTGAAGGTATCGCAAAAGGATTAGTTCCTATGGGATTTGGTAAATTAAGTGCACCAGTTCAGGCAGCAATCGCTACCCTGTCTGGTTCAACTGCAGTACCAAATGCACAATTCAAGACATATCAGTTAAATGATAGAGGTGAGTTCAATTCAAATGTGTATGTAGGGTTTGATTTCGCTAATGAAGATAGTAAACAATATCTTGCACCATTACCTGCTGCATCTGCAGTTGGTAATAATGTAAGTTGGTCGTTAGAAGACTATTATGGTCATAAAGACGCATCAACATTAGGTGGTACTTATTCAAATGGTACTGAAAAAGTAACATTAGCATTGTCACACTACAAACAAAGAAAATTCGTCCTACCAGTTCAAGGTGGATTTGATGGATTCAATCCAGCAAAAGCCAAGAATGTAGGAAATGACATTTCATCAACAAACACACAAGGATTTGATTTAAGCTTAGGAACCACGAGTGGTTCAATTGCTTATAAGAGAGCATTAAATGCAATCTCAAATCCAGATGAGTTTGATATCAACATGATAGTGACACCTGGTGTTATTCATGAATATCATCCATCAATAACCAACAAAGCTATAGATGTTGCAGAAGCGAGAGCAGATGCATTCTATGTTATGGATGGTTCAAGATGGGGTCGTTCAGTAGATAACGCTATCCAAGATATTAAGGCATTAGATACTAACTATGCAGCAACTTATTATCCATGGGTCAAAATCCAAGATATCAACACTAACAAACCAACATGGGTTCCACCATCAGTTGTATTACCAGCGGTAATTGCAAATACTGATAGAGTTTCTCATGAATGGTTTGCACCTGCAGGTCTAAATCGTGGTGGTTTAGGTCAGTTTGGGGTATTAGAAGCAAAAACAAGATTGACTCATTCAGAAAGGGATGACCTTTATGAAAACAGAATCAATCCAATCGCTTCATTCCCTGCACAAGGTGTAGTTGTGTTTGGACAGAAAACACTTCAAGGAAAACCAAGTGCTCTTGACAGAATCAATGTAAGAAGACTATTAATTAGACTTCGTAAGTTCATTGCTTCTTCTTCAAGATACTTAGTCTTTGAACAGAACACTGCAACTACAAGAAATCGTTTCTTGGGTATTGTGAATCCGTTCTTAGAACAAGTTCAAGCAAATAGTGGTTTAACTGCATTTAGAGTAGTAATGGATGAATCAAACAACACACCAGATGTTGTTGATAGAAATCAGTTAGTAGGACAGATATTTATCCAACCTACAAGAACTGCTGAGTTCATTGTACTTGACTTCGTAGTACAACCAACAGGAGCAACATTTCCTGAATAAGTTTAACTTATAAAGTGACTTATAATAAAAAACCCCAGTCTTACGATTGGGGTTTTTTGTTTCTGTTAGGTTCTTACGATTACGATATTAACACCTAACTATTTACTGAATTAAAACATTTACATCACTTCCTTTCACTTTCTTTATTTAACAGGATCGCTTTCAAAATATCATACTATAATATAATCATTTCTAACATTAGTGTCAAGCTTTTTTTAATAAATTCTTTGAATAATTTCTTCTACTTGTTCATCGGTAAAACCAACAACATTATAACAACCTAAGAAGTCATAAACCGTAAAGAAGTCAGTATCATCTAATCTTTCTTCATAACCTTGTTTATTACCACTTTCATTAAAAGCCAAAGTTTCTCTTTTATTTTCATAAAGATTAACTATAGCAGTTTCTTGTTGTTGAGTAAACATCTCAATATTTTGTTCTATTTGTTCCTTAGTGAAACCTTCAGTAAAATTTGGTATTGTTAAATTTGTTATCATAATCATATTCCTTTCATTTCTATCTTTAATCACATAATAATATACCAATAATACACACCAATGTCAAGCTTTTTTCTTAAAAAACTTCAAAAAAACTTCTAAGATTATAATATTATTGTAATACACTTTTTTCAACTTTCTTATATTTATTAATGTAATAAGTAAAACTGGCCTAATAGGAGAAAGAAAATGGCAGAACTAATTGACCCAAATGAAATTTTTTATACCCCGTTTGAACCTAAAACAAAAAATAGGTTCATCATGTATATTGATGGAATACCAGCATATCTTGTAAAGACAGCTAATAGACCAACAATAACTTTTGAAGAAATCGTATTAGAACATATCAATGTTAAAAGATATGTTAAAGGTAAAGGTGCATGGGAGACTTTAGAAATAACTCTCTATGACCCAATCGTTCCAAGTGGTGCACAAGCAGTAATGGAATGGGTAAGACTACATCATGAATCTGTAACAGGTCGTGATGGATATTCTGATTTCTACAAAAAAGATATTACCTTCAATCTATTGGGGCCAGTCGGTGACAAAGTTGAAGAATGGACATTGAAAGGTGCAATGATTCAATCTGCAAACTTTAATGATTTAGATTTCGCAAATGGAACAGATGTTGCAGATATCAGTCTTACATTAAGATACGATTACGCAATATTACAATTCTAATAACAAACGGAGACATATGAAAATGTGGGAAATATTCAAGGATGATAATGATTATAACGAGAAATCAATAATTGGTTTCGGTGCGTTTACAATAATGGTTATGTTTGCAGGTGCAGATGTTATTACTGGTATCATGGGTAAAGATTTAGTTATCAATGATGTAGTATATAATTCATTCCTATTCACTACTTTAGGTAGTTTTGGAATCGCAGGTGCAGAAAAAGTTCTTGGAAATAAAAAATAATTAAGATTTTTTAAAATTCAAAAATAGTTATAAATATATGGTTTTAAATTCAATTCTTAATCAAGGAGATTAATAACATGGCAGAAAATCAGTACGCATTTCCTACTGAAGTGCTATCTTTACCATCAAAGGGATTATTGTATCCCAAAGATAGTCCTTTAAGTAAGGGAGTGATTGATGTAAAATACATGACAGCAAAAGAAGAAGACATCTTAACATCACAGAATCTTATACAACAAGGAGTTGTGATTGATAGATTATTAGAAAGTGTTATTGCAACACCAGGAGTTAAATTAGAAGATTTACTACTTGGTGATAAGAATGCAATAATGATTGGGACTCGTGTTTTAGGATATGGTAAAGACTATCCTGTAACATTAACAGACCCAGATACAGGTGAAGAAGTAGAAACAGAAGTTGATTTAACTAAACTTGAAAATGTTAAGTTTGATGAATCAGTATTTACAGGTGAGAATAAGTTCTCATATGAATTACCTAATTCAAAAACAACAATTGAGTTCAAATTGTTAACACATAAAGATGAAGTTGAAATTGATTTGTTACTACAAGGTTATGAAAAGGCAACACAACTTACAGGTGTAAGTAATGAGTTATCTCTTCGTATGAAACACCAAATCATTTCAGTAAATGGTAACACAGACCAAAAGGAAATTGATAACTTTGTAGATAATCAATTCTTATCTTTAGATACTCGTGCATGGAGAAAATATGTTAAGTCAATACAACCTGATGTAGAAATCAGTATTAACTACAAGAGTAAAGTTGGTAAAACACATAGAATACCACTCTCTCTTGGGATTGACTTTTTTTGGCCAGCCGGCGAGTAACAGGCCGGCGATACACGAAGAAGTCTTCAGTCTAATATATTATGGACAAGGTGGGTTTACCCACTCAGAGGCATATAATATGCCCATTCCACTCAGAAGATTCTACATACAACAAATCGTTAAGTCTGTAGATGAACAGAAAAAAGAAATAGAAAAGGCCCAAAAGGGTGATGGTGGAGTTCAGATGCCACAATTCAAAAAATAATGGTTCTTGATATTTATTACTGATAAAACAGGAGTCAAAATGTCAAAAATAGTAATCAAAGAAAAAAAAGTGATAAGAGAATTTATTGGGTCGTTGTTCAAAGCGATTGGAACGAGGAAAGCCAAAAAAGATGTTATCAAAAAGATTTCAAAAGACCCTGTAATCAAAAAGAGTCTAATCCAAATAAATAAAATTGACCAACAATTAGAAAAGTATCTTGATAAGAAAATGGAAGACCCAAATTGGGTATCAGATATGGAAGATTTAGGATTTGATACAGACTTACTAAAATAATTTAAATAAATAATCGGTTATACTAATTTAAATTGAGAACCTATGGCAAATTCAGACAAAGCAAAGAAAAACTTTGAAGACATAAAGAGTTCGGTAAAAGAAACTCAAGAATTTATCAAGGAAATGTCCAAAGAATTTCCTGATGTAATTAACTACGCCAAAAGACTTGCAGCAACTTTCTCAGATGCAAAAAAGATGTCAGGTGAACAACTTGATACTTTAAAGAAAACAAATGATATCACAAGAGATATATTAGGTAATCGTAAAAATATACATAAAGAAAGTTTTGAAACAAAAGATTTAGATGAATTATCTGCACAATATACAAAACAAGGATTAAATAATAGAAAGAAAATCCTTCAAGTTTTAAAACACGAACAAAGAATTCAAAAATCCATAAATAACCAAATCAATGCATCGGCAAACGCCGCAAAGAAATTTGGAGATAGTATCACGAGTGGTGTACAATCAATACCATTCTTTGGTAATTTCTTATCTACTGCACTTGGATTGGATAACTTAGGTAGTGAGATTAGTGATAGTTTACGAAAAGGAATGGGTAATGCACAACAAAGTTTATTTAGTGCTCAAGGATTTGTAGGAGAGGCATTAGGTAGTGGTTTTATAGATAGGTTGAGAGAAAAAAATAT